ATGTTGACGTTTTTGGCGGGAGTGCTGAACTCTCCAGGATTCAATAGTGTTGTCTTGCTTTTCGGCGTGCTTGTGGCATTGCGCCAACTCAAGATTGCCGAGGCGGGGATCAAGTCCCAACTGTCGGCCGTCCAGCAGCAAATTGATGCTTCGAAGACAGGACAAGACGATGCCCTTCGCGAATCACGGTTGATCGCCAAGCGCAAAGAGACAGCGCGTTTACTGCTTGAGAGCCGCGGAGATGAGAAGCTCCAACGAGGATGCCGAACTGTAGAGCGCTACTACAGCAGTTCGGGCGTCAACATCAGAGATCTCGTCAGTATCGACTACAAACCGCCGAAAATCGCGGATGAGAGTGATGAAGATCACGAAAAGCGTTGCGCTGCAACCTCAGCAGATAGAACTGACATCTTCTACTTGCTCAACCACTTTGAGAACGTGGCGATCTGTGTTGAGCGCGATATCTATTGCCGGGACATGATCGTAGACGCTTGGCGAAAGATCATGATTGACAGCTTCCGGCACTCCCGCGCGCTAATTGACGCACTTAGAACAAGTTCGTCCAATCCGAAGATTTGGGTGAAATTCCAAGAATTGACCCAAGAGCTTGAGCGTGAATCTCGGACGTAAGAATTGAGGACTAGTAGCTGTCAGAGTAATTGCCGAGTTCTTGTTTTCTTTACGGCAATCCACTTCTGTACTTCACTTTGACACCATCTAGTCCTTGCCCCGATTTTCAAAGCGCTAGGGAAGTTGCCTTTGCTCATCTCGCGATAGATGTAGCTCTTCTTCATCCCGGTCTGGGCTTCGACCTGCTCGAGCTTCAGCAGGACTTCGGGCATGTTCTCAGCTGCGCCCATCTCGGGCCTCCGTTACTTCAGTGGTGGGCGCCAACAGCAGCGCAGTGTGCGAATCCGACCGTGCCGTGGTCACAAGGTTTGCGATCTGTGTCAGGTCCATTGTGGGGTCATCGAAAAGGGCGAGGCCGATCTGGGCCGTAAGCCGCTGGGTCGCTGTCGCCGCCAGTGGCGCCGGCATGTCGATGGTGGCGAGGGCGTATGCGCGCCAGGCGTCGCACGCGGCCTGCAGCTGCGGCTCGCCGGCAAACGTGAAGGTCAATGCGCGGCCGCCGCCGCTGGCGGGGCGCGTGCTGGTCAGGGCGGTTTCGAGCGCTGCTGCAACTGCTATGGCTGCGCGCTGCTGGTGGATCAGTGGTGACCGCTCGCCCGAGGCGGCCTTGATGTGCTCAACGGTCAATGTGATTTCTCCTTCGTATGCTCATCGATTGATTTACGCAGCTGCGCAATTCGGAAACCCCACTCGTCCCTTTCCCGCTTGCCTTCACGCTTCAACGCTCGCTCCAGTCGGTCGAGCAGTGGGAGAACCCAGGAGGGATTGAACGGCTGAGGTTTCAGCGCGATAGGCGCCGGCGGCTTGGGCGGGTTGCAGTACGGATCGGCCCAATCGAAAGGGTCGTTACAAACGGTGCAGTGCGTTCGGTCCGCCGACCAGATGTGATCACGATCCTCCCCAGCCCTGCGGAGCTCGTGGAGCAAAGGCTGGGTGTAGAGCGCCCGCACTCGTTCGCCAGCTGCAAGGGCCCGGTACCACTGTTTTTCATCGATCTGATACCAGAACGATCCGCCCCACTGCTCGAGCCTCACGGCCCGCTGCTGGCCAAACAGACACATCAGCGTGGTGGCCCATCGATTCACCTGATCGGCCGGCACCGCATGACCGGCGCGGCCTGCTGCTCGCATCTCGCGCACGGCGTCACTCGCAGTCTGCGGCGGTGCTGTGCTGATGGTCGAGGCATCGCCGCTCATGCTCCGCCCTCGAGCAGCATCTTGGGATCGATGTGCCACCCTGCTTCGCGAGCAGCACGCAGCCGTAGCTCGTTCGCATCGAACTCGTCCAGATGCAGCGTTGTGATCGCGCCCTCAACCTGATGCGGCTGCAGGGGGCGGGACGTCCGGCCGAATGCGCGCCAAACGCTGAACACCTGGCAGCCCCAGGCGGGCGCAAGGCAGGCAAGCTGCTTGCCGTGCTCCCGGCAGTGGCGGCGGATCATGTCGCGCGCCGTCACGTGTGCGGGCGCTGGGCCGCGAAGAGCAGCGCGGATAGATGCGGCGTTGCGTCCTGGGCTCATGCGACGTCTCCAAATGAAAGCCCAGGCTGTGCGACCCGGATGCGCGCCTCGGCGATTGCGGCATAGGCGGGGTCCAGCTCGATGCCGATGAACTGGAAGCCCTCGAGAACGGCAGCTTTGCCGGTGCTGCCGCTACCCATGAACGGGTCCAGCACCGTGCCGCCGGCAGGAGTGACAAGCCGGCACAGGTAGCGCATGAGGTCAGTCGGCTTCACGGTGGGGTGGTGGTTGCCGTTCCGCGCCGGCCAGTTGGCAGTCTCGCGGTCGCGCATCGTTGCGCCAGCCGATACTGCTGGCACCGGGCCAGAATCGAGGCCGTCGTTGCGGTCTTCACGCGTTGCCTTGGCGCAGTAGAAGAACCGGGCAGCGCTGCCGCTATCCAAACGGCGTGCACCAGGACGCATCTTGAAGCCCACCGCTCCATCGTTGACGCTGTTCGAACTCGCTTCGCCGCCTCGCGGGAGGGGCCCGCCGTCGTACACGACCGAGAATCGGGCGCTTTCCCCATCATCGCTCAGGTTCGCTTTCTGTCCCGGCGCTGCAGGGAATGCCGCGAGTACTTCCTCGCTGCCATCGTGGATCAGGTTGGCAGGCCAGCGACCCAGCGCTTCCGCCTTCGCTACGTTGGTGTTGCAACGGTCTGCATGTGCGGCTTTTGCCTGCTCGTCCTCCATCCATGGCCGGTGCCAACCATCGGAAGCAATCTTCGGCGCGGCCGATTGGTCGCCGCCGCCGAGCTTGTCCATCGTCTCGATCCGGCAAGAGTCGATGTTGAGCCCACCGGTGCCATGCTGATGCCAGTTGGCTGCCACCGTACCTGTAAGAGGCTTGCGGGCGACCGTGATCGGTTCGAGCGCTGGCTTCAGAGCGGTACCGCCCCAAGCACCATTGTGCGACTTCGGGAAACCGCTGCCGTAGACCCACGCGATCATGTCGCGGATCTCGAAGCCAGCATCCTCGATTCGCACTGCCATGCGGTGTTGCGTGCGGGTTCCGGCGAAAGCCAGCAGGTGGCCGCCAGGCTTCAACACGCGCAGGCACTCGGCCCAAATCTCGGTGCTGGGTACGTCGTAATCCCAGCGCTTGCCCATGAACGACAGGCCGTAGGGCGGATCGGTCACGATGGCGTCGACCGAGCCGGCGGCCATTCCGCGCATCACTTCCAGGCAGTCTCCGATGTGGATCATGCGAACAGGTCCAGTTGGGCCGGCAGTGCCGGTGCGCGTGGCGATGCCGGCAGTGGTGCGGGAGCGGTCGCGCGCATGCGCGCGCGCTGTGCAGCGTTGAAGGCGAACCAGAAGCCGAGGCCGTGTCGGCGCGCCCGGCATTCGGTCAGCAGCACGCGGGCAACGTGCTTGGCCAGGGCAGCGCCGGTCATGCCGCCACCGCCATGTCGGCCGGCACCGGGTCAAGGTTGGCCTCTGCGATCGCGAACATCGGTGGCGGGCTGACGCTGTTGCCGCACATGCGGACCTGCGCTGTGGTCTTCAGTTCGGTGCCGTCGGCGGTGCGGTCGATGATGTAGGTCCGTGGGAAGCCCTGCGCACGGAAAAGCTCATGCGGCTTGAGCATGCGCAGGCCGATATCCACGATCACGTAGGGCGTACCCTTGATGACCACGGTGACCAGCGCCAAGCGGTCCTTGGTGGTGACCGTGTCCACGGGGTCATGCAGCCCCACGGCGATGCCGCTGCCGTAGTACTTCACCAGGAACGCGGCAACTCGCAGTGCACCTGCCTCCTGCTCGGGGGACAGTTGCGCCAGCTCCGCCTCTGCCACCGCGTGCCCGCCGTTGCCACTGGCAGTGACCGTGCCGACCGGTGAGCGAGCATCCTTGCTGCCCGTTCCCCAGCGTTGGACGCCGCCAGTTCGACCTTCGCCGTGTGCGGCCTGGACCATGAAGGCACTCGATACCGCGTGGTGTTCGGCCTGAGCGGCTACGGTGGTGAGCGGCGTTCGCGCATCGGCGCCGACCATGTTCCGCCGCAGCGTCACAAGCGAGGTGGCGGCTACACCGAGAGCATGCGCTGCGCCGGCCGGCCTGGCTGCACCAGCACCAGAAGTGATCGTCGGCACGGGCTCGGTGGCCGCGGTGCCGAGGCTGTCGCCACGGAACTTCACCAGGTGCGGCGCGGCCACAGCGTGCTTCACACCGCCCGCGACAATCGTGCCCAGCGGCTGCTGCAGGTCGAGTGCACGCGGGGCCTGGCCTTCGCGCTCGCCATAGCCGGTCTGGACAAGTGTCGGGGATACCACCGAGAAGTGCCCACCCTTCACCCCCGCGCAGACAGTAGGAAGTGGCTCGTCCGCCGGCATCGTCCGCTGGCGGCTTGCGTTCGCATGCTCGGTGAGGAATGGCGCCAGCTCCGGTGCGGCCAGCATCAGCTCGCCGCGATTGGCGGCGGTGATGGTGCGCATGGGGTCGCGCACGCTGTGCACGCGATCGCCGCCCTGGTGTGTTGCAGGGACGATGAAGGGATCGGCCGAGTTGATGACGTGCCGCATGACGCCCTTGGCGATGCGGCGCATGGTGGCGTCGGCCAGCGGTCGGTCCCGAGTAAAGATGGATGGGCAGGGAATCGAGAAGTCCAGGCAGTCAGCAGCAGTCACGCGCGGCTTCTGCCCCGGGGCTGTGCCATGGGTAGGCTCGGGCCACACGATGGCCTGGCCGTCGCGGCGGCCGAGCAGGAACAGGCGTTCGCGGCTGGTGCCGGCGCCGTAATCGCTAGCCACAAGCTTGCGCCACTCCACCGCGTAGCCCAGCGCCCGCAGTGCCGCGACGAACTGCCGCCAAGTGCGACCGCTGTAACGCTTGTGGGGGACAAGAGCCTGGCGCTCGACGGGCACCCGCTCGCCCTTGTCGGCGACTCGGTTGACCATGACCGGCTTGCCACGCCGGAACAGCGGCTTTCCCGACTCCGGGTGCACGGCCTGGACCAAGTCCAGGGTGATCACTCGGCCGGTCTTGCAGCAGCGCTTTGCCACCAGCGGACCCCAGGTCAGGATCTGCCACACGTTCTCCATGGAGATGATGCGCGGCGCGGTGTTGGTCCCGTGCAGCCGATCAGCACGCAGCAGCTGGCCAACCCACTTCAACACCACCCACGACAATGCGCGGGTCTTCCGGCTGCGCGGCTGGCCGCCCTTGGCCTGGCTGAAGTGCGTGCAGTCCGGCGACGCATGGAACCAGCCGATAGGGCGGCCGGCCACGTCCACGCGCGGGTCGGCGTGCCAGATATCCTCGCGGTGATGCTGGGTCAGCGGGTGGTTGGCGGCGTGCATGCCGATGGCCAGCTCGTCGTGGTTGTAGGCCAGGGCGGGATCGATGCCGAGGGCCTGCTTGAGCCCTTCCGATGCGCCACCACCGCCGGCGAACAGATCCACGACGATCTCGCCGGGGCGCAGCCGGGAGCGCTGCGGCATGGGGAAGTTGAAAGCGTGGGAGCCGTCAGCCATTGGAACGATCTCCGCGGTGATAAGCTCGGGCAAACCCCAGCGAGCCGATGCCATGTCGCACATCCAACCCGATCATTCCGAAGTCCTTCTCGTTCATCAGGACGGTCTCTTTGCAAAGGTCGACGTGAAGAAGACAACCAACGGTTGGTCTGTGCATGTCGTGGAGGTCAAACAGCCGAATGGAAATACAGTCAGATTTGGGCATGGGCTTGCTGTTCCAGGCTCGCTGGAAGATGCGCGCGAAGCTGGCGTTCGCACCGCCCGTTCGCAGATTGCTCAGACACTGCATCGCGAGATCAACGAGAGCGGGCACGTGCTCCAAGCGCGTTGCCAGCAGCGATCGGATGGCACTGGCTACTTCGACGCTTACGTGGAAGTGAGCCAAGGCGATTCCGTTGTGCACAGGCACTTGATGGAGCCTGTGCCGAGCCGTCAGATGGCTGATCGCGAAGCGATAGATTTTGCTGCGCAGCTGCTGCGACATGTGACGAGCATTCGTGGAGACGGCACGCTGGTCATTTGAGAGCAGCAGGCCAATAGGTCGCGGCTCAGCCATTGCACACCGCATGGCTGAGCGGAGCCATCAGCTGCACGAAGGTGACCCACGGATGCGCCTCATGGGCTTTCGCGCCCTTGCAGCCGGCCACGTGCGGGAACGGGTAGCGTGCGTAGCTGGTCAGCTGTGGGCGTTGGCAGATCCGGCAGCGCATGTAGTCGCCATCGAGTTCCCATCGCATCGAGAACGAGCAGAGTTTTCCGTTTGCCTCAGCGATAGCGTCGCCGCCGATGATCTCTGGCCTATCCATTGCGCTGTGCGTGTCTGTGGTGATCGTAGTCATCGCCAGCCCCGCAGAAATTCGCCGAACGTCACACCACCGTCGTAGCGCAGGAACTGCTGGTAGCGCTGCTGCGACCTGGTCAGTTTCGGCGGCGGCGGAGTGTGCTCCTGCACCGCTACTCGGCCGGCCTCGGTGACGTTGAACAGGTCGCTCCCGCCGGTAATCGCGTTCCCCGCGCGCTGGACCATGAACCCGCGCGCTACGAGCGCCACGCAGTGCTTGTGGTCGGCGCCGCCTGGGCCGGTGACGAAGTGATTTCGGTAGCTGCGCTCTCTACCGCAGTCGCCGACGCCCAGGGCATGGCGAAGGATCTCCAGTTCTGCATCCGGCAGAGCGCCGGCGATCGCCTGGTCAGCCACAGCGCACCTCCGTAGTGCCCACCAGCACGACTTCACGCACGGCGGCGTCGGTCAGTAGGCGCGCGCGGTCGGCCATATCGCTGAACACCTGCCGTAGGTGGTGCTGCACTCCGATCGGAAGCGTGGTCAAAACTGGACCGCTGCGGCGGCGAACCTCGTTCTGACACTGGCTCAGAAGATCAGCCAGCACCGGCTCGCGCGCTGCGGCGGCTTCACCATTCAGGGCAATGTCCAGCTGGCGCACCAGGTAGGCCTGCGCATCCTGCTCGAGCGAGAGCAGGGCGTCATGGCTGATCAGTGGCGCCGCGGCGGCGAGGCCGGCACGGATGGCTTCCGCATAGCCCTTCTGGGTGCCATGGGTGGCGTAGGCAACGCGGAACGCTTCAATCGCGCTGTCGGGGATCGGAGTTGAAGATTTGGCTTCGCTGGGCTGAGGCTGTTTCATTCGGGAGATCTCAGGCTGCGGTGGTGGCCGGCTTCTCGGCCATGGCTGCCAAGCGCTCAAGGCGTTCGGCTTCGGCGATGTAGTAGTCGTGACGGTCCTGTCGGACCCTCTGGGAGAAGAACGGATCGGTCAGGGCGTTCTCGGCCGCAACGCGGTTGGCCTTGGCCAGGCGCGCTGGGTCGTGGTCGAAAATGTCGAGCTGGTTGCGGAGGTCCATCCCGGGCGGCCCTTCTGCGTCATGCGATTGCGCGGCCATGCACGACCCAGAACAGGTCTTTCAGCTCCTGCGGAAGTTCGGTCATGGCGCGAGCCGCGAGATAGGCGCGCTCTACAACCAGCTCCGCAACAGGCACATCGGCAGGGGCAGTGGGCAGCACATTGAGACCGCGAACCCTGCACTCCTCCAAGAGGTCCTGGTCATCGAAATCGTCAAGGTCGACGTCGACAGTGATGGTCGGCATTCGAAGCTTCTCCAGTCAGTTGATATGTACACGGGGCCAGAGAGCCGGCATCTGCCGTTGCCACGCCGCGTAGCCCACCCGGATGCCCTTCTTGAGCGAGCGCTGCAGGATCTGGCCGAACTGCACGCGCAGCGAGAACCAGCGGCACGGGTGGGCAGCAACTGCCGCCGCGTACCGCTGCAGCCTCTCTTCAGGCGTCGGCGTGGCCGTGCTGACGATCACCGCGTCCAGGCCGCCGCCGATCAGATGCAGGCCGTCCATCAGCGCACCAACCTGTGCAGGTTCGGCGCGACGCGCTGGCGCTGCTCTTCCGCCTCGCGCTGACGCTGCGCGCTCGCCTGGTGCGTGCAGTACACGCGGTAGGGATGGCGGCGGGGGCGCTTCGCGCGCTCCAAGGCCGCGCGCTGGTCCGGCGTCAGGTCAGGGGCCGGGAGCTTGATCGCAGGAGCCCTCATGCGGCACCGCCTTGTGCCCGCAACATGCGGCGAAGATTCCTGCGCACATCGGCGATGGCTCGACCGGCACTGGCGCGACGCTCCAGCACTGCGCGCGCGGCAACGTCAGCGGCTGCGGCGACCAGGTTCGGGGCGAAGCCCATACCAGTGGCGGCCGTAGCGGCTGCCTTGGCGGCGACGGCCGCGCGCTGTGCGAGGGGGTAGGTGATGGCGGCGATCATGCTGCACCGGCCTGACTGATCGTGTAGCCACGGCTGCGGGTGGCATTGATGCGGTAGCCGTGCTGGGCCAGCTTCTGGCGCAGGCGGCAGATGGTCACCTCGACGGTGTTCGACTTGCGGCCGGAGGCGCCGTAGATCTCCCGCTCGATCTGGAAGCGGCTGATCGGGGTGTCACCTGCGTTGATGATCAGCTGCAGCACCCTAGATTCGGTGGGGCTCAGGGGCAGGCGCTGTGTGCCGATCATCGCGGCGCGCGGTTCGGTAAGGAGGCCGGTGATCACGGCGCCACCTCCACGAAGGCCAGTTCGTGCATGACGCACTGCGCCCGGGCCAGCACCGGGGAGGTGCTCGGCTCTTTGCCGTCTGCGGTCGACAGGGGGACAACCGCATTGGCCCGGACGCATGCCGCCGGGGAAATCTCATAGGAGCCGCTCAGGACGGCATCTGCCGCGTCGAGGGCAAGCTGCCAGCGCGCCGGCTCGAAGTTTTGCGTCAGCGCCGCAGTGACGCCTGCCGCACAGTCGGGCACCCGGTCTGCATCGCGGAAGGCGTTGAGGGTCGTGTTGGCGACGGTGGCACGCAGTGCCCAATCGTCCCCGGCGGCCAGCTCATACACAGCCAGAGCGGCGCAGATGCGGGGGCTGGTGATCACCAGCCCGTTCGGCGCGTCGTCTGTAGCCGCGGCGGGTGCATCGGAGGGGGTGGCCCAGGCAACCACGCCCAGGGCGATGAAGCACGCCAAGGCGGCCATGCCGACGCGGGCGGTGCGCTTGGTGCTGAGGGTCAGGGGCATTGCTAGGTCTCCGTACGCGGCAGAAGCCGGTGGCGGAACAATAGCGCTGCTATCTAACCTTTACAATAGCGATGCTGTTTACGAGGCGCGCTTTATCTCAATGAATTTCTGAATCCGTTAAGAAATCAGAATTCCCAACGCTTGAGGCAGTCGCTGTATGCAGCGTCTCTAAACTCCCCTGTGACCACGTCTTTGACGGCATCACTGGTCAAGCGAGGGAGTTCATATGCTTTGTGGACGAAGCCCACGTAGGGCTCACCATACTTCGTCGCCGTCGCCATGACTGTCGCCATTGGGGTGCCCATCTGCCTTGCCTTCATGATGCGCTCGGCAGCAGTGGACTCGCCTTCGCACAGTTCGGCCGTTGACCCCCTGAGCGTGTCAATAGCCTCTTGGGCTTTTGTGGCAGCTTCAGCTGCCGATGCAGAAGCGCGGGCAGCGGCGGCGCGCGCTGGATCGTTGATAGGATTGCTTGCGTTGACGCACCCACAAAGGGCCAGCACCACTATCCCAGCGGTGTACAAGTACTTCCTCATTGGTCATGCCTCTCATCCATAGCGGCTGCGGAGCAAGCCGGCATCCTCAAAGCTGACGCCGTCCCGCATGCAATCTTCGGCGCGCTCCAGGTCCTTATGCAGCTGGATCAGGTCATCGTCCGGAAGCTGTTCGATTCCCAGGTAACCGAAACAAGCCTGATCGATCAGAAGCTGCATGGGAGCGCCCCAGCGCCTTTGAAAATGCCGGATCATGCGGCAGTGTGATTCACGAAGTACGACGTCCATGCGGCCCGCCGGGTGCGTGACCTTCCTGCTGGCTCCATCAGGTGCTGTAGCTGGCAGCTCAGCCGGCTTTACGCTTCCGACCACCGTGAGCTTGGGCTTCTCGCCCAACTTCCGCTGCGCGCGCAGCGCGATCAGCTGAGCTAGCTTGTCCATCTCCTGATCGAGATCCATCTGTACGCTTCCCCTGTTTCCTCAAATCCGCAGCAAGTGCAACGCGCAGCGCCTGGGCGAACAGATCGGGCGATTGCTCGACATCAAATGTCTCGCCTGTGGCCAGATCTAGAGCCTTGCGCACCACGGCGATGGCGGCCACGACGATATCGGCGTTAAGTCTCGCAACCTGAGACGTGCCGAAACTGTCCATCAGGCGAGCGTACTCAGCGCTTACTTCCTGAGGCTGCAGCCCGAGAACATCGGCCAACGCCTCTGCCTTGTCCCACGGCACTGGTCGCAAGCCAGTCGAAAACTGAGAAATGAAGCTGGGGGTGACCTCCAGCCGCTCGGCAACCAGCGCCTGGGTCAGGCCGGCGCGGGTGATGGCCTCCGCGATTGCGCGGCCTTCAGCGGTCTTGGGGTTAGCTGGCCTAGGCATATAGCGATGCTATTTGAAGGTGTTCAGGAAGACGAACAGCGATGCTATTTACATGGGTAAATAGCACTGCTATGTTTGGCGCATGAACGAGCCCAACCACCACGTGGTACCGATCCAAAAGGCCATCGACGCGGTAGGAGGGCAGGGCGCACTAGCGCGCCTGCTCAAGGTTCACCCCGCGTTGGTTTCGCAATGGCGCACAGGCCGTCGGCCGGTTGCCGCGCACCACATCCTGTCGATCGAGGCGATGACCCAAGTCTCGAGGCATGAACTGCGGCCTGACATCTTCGGCGAACTCCCCTGCTCGGAGACCGACCCAGACGCTGACCGGATCGTGCCGGTCGACGCGGCGTAACAGCGTCCCATCAGACCCCTGAGCCGCGATCCGCAAGCCACCCAATCCCTGAATTTCGGTCGTCCTGTCCATGGCGACCACTTTGCATCGCCTCCCGAGGTGCGTAAATGAAGCCTGATCCTCAGTACCACGAGCCGCGCTCTGCGGTGGTGTTCCGGCACACCACCGACGCCATCCGCAACAGCGGCCACACCGACAGCAGCCTTGCCCAGGCGATCGCCGAGCAGTACATGGCGGACGTAGCGCCAGCCGAGCGCATTCTGCACTTCCATGTCGGTGTAGACGCCGACAGCACCGAAAAAGCGCTGAAGTCCAACGGCCAGCTCATTGCCCGCATCCGCAATGGCACGGTCAAGATGCCTGTTGACCTGGAAGAGTCGTGGGTTCGTGCGCTGCCGCCGCACTGGCGCGACGCCTGCTCGCGCGAACTGGCCCAGCGCTATGGCTTTCTCGGTGCCCGTATCCCGATGATGGAGCCGCATGCCGGCGTGCTGGCTGTGGCCCGCCTGTCGGTGGAGTTCGGTCACACGCTCGAAGCGATCACCAACGTCCTGGCCGACGGCCGCATCTGCCCGAAGGACATACCCGAGCTGCGCCGCGCGCTGGACGAGATCGGTCAGCTCGAGGCGGAACTGGTGACGGCCAAACGCTACGTGTCGGGCCACCTGCAGGATCTGGCGCCGCGAGCAGTGCAGGGTGCGCAGCGATGAGCGGCGGAGCAATGGTGAGCTGGGCAATCGCCGTGGTCAGCGAATTCGACAGTGCCGGCCGTCGCATCCCCGAGAGTGTGGTGCCGCTTCTGCCCATGGTGGATGTCGTCCTCTGGGCAAAAGAGCAGCCGCAGCCGGTGCGCGTTGATGCGCTTCAGAAGCGATTCGGCCTTTCGCGCGCGACGGCATATCGCTGGCAGCTCGCGCTGCAGGACCTCAACGACCCGGCGGCCGCCAAGCGGCGGCTTCCCGGCCTGCGGCAGCTGAGCACCGCGGTGGGGCGTGAGGTTCCCGTATCGGGTCATGCGGGGGCGACAGGATGAACATCAGTCCGACCCTCGGTCTGCGCTGTGGCCCTGCGCTCCGCGCCGCTCCGGCCGAGCGAGAGCCGGCCGTAGCTCCGGTAGCCGCCGCGATGACTGAAAAGAAGCCGCGGCGCAGCGCGCCGCAGCACGCCCTTGCCGGCTACAACACCACCAGGATCGTCATGGAGTTCATGCGCTGGGCAATCGAGCTCAGCGATTTCCCAACCGTTGAGGCCATTGTCCGGCACTTCGGCGTGAGCCGCGCCACTGCGTACCGCTGGCGCAGCAGCCTGGGTGAGACATACCGGCTGGAGACGCTGCCGCCGAACGAGCATGAGCTGACCAGGGTTGGCAGCCCCGGTGCCGCGGCACGCGGCAAGCGCGGTGCTGGGGAACCCTGATGATCTACTTCGAGATGTTCCCGGGCGACTACCTCAAGGACACGACCCGACTGTCCCTGACCGACCACGGCGTCTACTTCAAGCTGATGCTGGCGTACTACTCGGAAGAGCAGGCGCTGCCAGAGAGCCTGGCCGAGCTGTACATCATCGCCGGCGCAATCACTGCGGCGGACAAGGCCGCAGTCAAGAAGGTCGCCGAGCGCTACTTCCCCGTGGCAGATGACGGATTGCGACACAGCAAGCGCTGCGATGAGCAAATCGCAAAGGCGCAAGGCCGTATTGCCGAGGGCCAAGGCCGCCGCGATGCCCGAAAGAGCAATGAAACCGAGCGCCAGGCGCGCACCCGAGCACGCAGAACCATGCTGTTCGAAGACCTGCGCGCTGTCGGCGTCGTGCCGGACGGCATGGTCACGATGGCACAGCTAAAGGCGCTCCATGTCACGCATGTCACGGGCGACGAGCGCGTGACGCTCGACCAGTTGTCACGCGTGACATGTCACGCAGAGTCACGCGTGACAGGTGGTGTGAACACAGGTGTGAACACGGGTACCCAGACCCCAGACCCCATTACTACTCCAGATAGATCACATCTCACTCAAGGATCTCTGGGAGGCGTGACCGACGCGGGGCGTGCGTGCTTGCTGATGCGCAAGGCCGGTTGCCATTCCACCAACCCGAGCCACCCCGACCTGCTGGCCGCCCTGAAGGAGGGCGTGACGCCGGAGACGCTGGGGCACACGGTCGCTGAAGGGCTGGCGCGATCGCCACCGGTCACGAACCCGGGGGGAGAGTCGATGATCCCCATGATCGCCTGGGCGCTCACGGTCTTGCCCGACCCGGACTCGCCCACGATGGCCAGGGTCTCGCCCTTCGCCACGTTGTAACTCACCTCGTTCGACGCCTTTACCGTCCCGGCTCGCATCCGGAACTCCACCTCGAGGTCCCGCACCTCGAGCAGCACTGTGCCGTCGTCGGTCGGGGTGGAATCGAGCACACTGACGCTGGAAGTCATCGCAGCTTGGGATCCAAAGCGTCTCGGAGGGCGTCGCCCATCAAGATGAACGAGAACACTGTGACGCTGAGGAAGGCGCCGGGAAAGAACAGCAGGTGGGGTGCGCTGAGGATCCGCCGCTGGGCCTCGGAGATCATCAGGCCCCACGAGACGGCGGGAAGTTGTAGCCCGACGTTGAGGAACGAGAGTGTGGCCTCGACGGCGATGACCACCCCAACGGTGATGGTTGCATAGACGATGACCGGTGTGATCCCGTTGGGGAGTATGTGGCGGGTGATGATTCTGAAGTCACTCGCTCCGAGCGCGCGCGCCGCGTCCACAAAGTCGAGTCCCCTAATCGACAGCACCGAGGATCGCATCAGCCTGAGCATCGTCGGCCAACCGAACGCGATCAACACGCCCGAAACCGTCCAGAAACCCTTGCTCCCCAGGGCGTTGAGGAGCACGATTCCGGCCAGGACCAGGGGAATGGCGAACCAGATGTCGGTGATCCGGGCGATCACCGCATCGATCCATCCCCCGTAGTACCCGGCGATCGAACCGAGGATCACGGCCACGAGGCTGGCAAAAATTGTCACGATCAGCCCGATCGACACCGAGGTCCGGGCACCGTAAATGGTTCGCGTGTAGTAGTCGCGGCCCTGAAGGTCGTACCCGAACCAGTGCTCGCTGCTCGGCCGCAGCAGCGAGTT